TCCTAATGCAAATAAAAACACTACTTACAATAGAGTATTAAACGCAATAAGTAAATAATAATTAAATTAATTTAAAATGGCAAATAGTTTAAACACACCAATAACTACTACTTACGCTGGTGAATTTGCAGGGAAGTATATTTCTGCAGCACTATTAAGTGGTAAAACTTTAGCTGAAGGTAACATTACAACTGTACCTAACGTTAAATATAAGCAGGTAATGAAAAAAGCTGTTTCAGGAGACCTTGTAAAAGACGCAACTTGTGACTTTTCAGGTGAAGCAGATGTATTGACATTATCAGAAAGAATCTTACAACCTGAAGAGTTTCAAGTAAACCTTGAGTTATGTAAGAAAGACTTTAGAAGTGACTGGGAAGCAGCTCAAATGGGATTCTCTGCATTTGATAACTTACCTCCTTCTTTCTCTGACTTTTTAATTGCTCACGTAGCAGACAAAGTAGCTCAAAGAATTGAAACTAACATCTGGACAGGTACTAACGCAACATCTGGTCAATTTGACGGATTTGTTACTACTTTAACTGCAGATGGTGACGTAAATGACGTAACAGGTACAGCTTCTACTGCAGCTAACATTATTACAGAGCTTGGAAAAATTGCTGACGCAATTCCATCTGCTGTATATGGTGCAGAAGATATGACTATCTACTTACCAGGAAATATGTACAGAAACTACATTAGAGCATTAGGTGGTTTCGCTGCTGATGGTGTTGGTGCTGCAGGTACTAACGCTCAAGGTACACAATGGTACAATATGGGTAGCGGTTTATCATTTGATGGTATCCAAGTAGTTCACGCTCCTGGATTATCTGACAATGACGCTGTAGCAGCTGAAAAATCAAACTTATTCTTCGGTACAGGATTACTTTCTGACCAAAACGAAGTAAAAGTAATTGATATGGCTGACCTTGATGGTTCTCAAAACGTAAGAGTCGTAATGAGATTTACTGCTGGTATTCAGCATGGAATAGGTGGTGATATTGTATTATACGCTACTTCATAATAAAATCAATTGTTCAACTAAAAAAAAGGTAGGTGGGCATTATACTACCTGCCTTTTTTTATAAAATATAAAAATTATGGCTTGTGATTTAACATTAGGTAGAAAAGAACCTTGTAAAGATGTCGTTGGTGGAATAAAAGCAGTTTATTTTACTGATTTCGGAGACTTTGGTACTGTAACATTAACAGATGATGAAATTACTGATATGTCAGGAACTTTTACAGCATTTAAATATGAAGTAAAAGGAAACTCATCATTAGAGCAAACAGTAAACGCTTCAAGAGAAAACGGAACTGTATTCTATGAGCAAACACTTAACTTAACTCTTAAGAAGTTATCTAAAGAAGATAACAAAGAATTAAAGTTATTAGCTTATGGAAGACCTCACGTTGCTGTTGAAGATTACAACGGAAACGTTATGGTAGTAGGACTTGAACACGGTGCAGATGTATCAGGAGGTACAATTGTAACTGGTGCTGCAATGGGAGACTTAAGTGGATATACATTAACATTAACTGGTATGGAAACAAAACCAGCTAACTTTGTATCTTCACCTACAGCAGCTGACCCATACGCAGGTATGTCAAGTGCAACAGTAACTGTAACAGTAGGTACTAACTCTTAAACATAGAGGGTTTTAAAAAGAAAAGGAGGCAATTTGCCTCTTTTTTTTTGAACATAATTAAGCATATTGAGTTATATAGATATGATAAGATTATCACCAACAACATCATCTCAAACAGTAAGTATAATACCACGAGCATATACAGTTGCCAGTGACTTATCTATGGTTATCGTAGAAGACGGTACAAGAAAAACTCAAACAATAAATGACATTACATCTTCATTATCATCTAATGGTAATTTCTTGCAGATGTCTATTGCATTTAGTATTTTAACTGCAGAAAACAGTTATTCTTATGAGTTAAAACAAGGAAGTACTTTATTATACAGGGGTAAGGCATATTGCACATCTCAAACTGATAATACAACAGACCACACACTAAACAGTAATAAATATAATGAATATGTTGGAACTGATACGGATGACCAAAAATATATAATAATATGAACAAAGTAAAAATAATAAACCTATCAGGTTATGAAACGCCTTCTATAAAAGAATCTACCAGATATGATTGGGTAGAATATGGTGACAGCAATAACTATTTTGGTGAACTAATAGAAAAATATACAGGTAGTCCAACTAACTCAAGATGTGTTAATGGTATATCTGATTTAATTTATGGTAGAGGATTAAATGCAACTGATTCAGAAGAAAATGCTGTTCAGTTTGGTCAAATGCAACAAGTATTAAAAGATGTAGATGTAAGAAGAATTGTAAGTGATTTAAAGTTACTTGGACAAGCTGCAATACAAGTTGTGTATAATAAAAGAAAAACTAAAATTATGCAGCTTAAGCATTTTCCTACTGAAACATTAAGAGCAGAAAAAGCAAAAGATGGAAAAGTACAAGCATATTATTATCATCCTAAATGGAATGAGTTAAAACCATCTGATAAACCTAAAAGAATACCATCATATAAATTTGGTAGAAAAAGTGAAACTGTAGAGATATATTGTGTAAAACCATATAAAGCTGGTTTTTATTATTATTCTCCTGTAGATTATCAAGGATGTTTACAATATTGTTCACTTGAAGAAGAAGTATCAAACTATCATATAAACAACATACAAAATGGATTACAGCCATCAATGTTACTTAACTTTAACAATGGTATTCCATCAGATGAAGCTCAACAGATTATAGAATCTAAAATATATGAGAAGTTTAGTGGGTCTTCTAATGCAGGTAAATTTATTTTATGTTTTAATGAAGATAGTGAAGCTCAAGCAAATGTAGAACCAATTAATCTGCCAGATGCTCATGCTCAATACGAGTTTTTAGCTAAAGAATCAAGAGAAAAGATAATGATTGGTCACGGTGTTGTTTCTCCTATACTTCTTGGTATAAAAGATAACACTGGTTTTGGAAATAATGCAGAAGAGTTAAGAACTGCATCTGTACTTATGGATAATATTGTAATTAGACCATTTCAGACCCTACTAATCAACTCATTTAACGAGTTATTAGCATTTAATGGCATAGGATTAAATCTTTACTTTGTTACTCTACAACCAATTGAGTTTACAGAACTTGATAATATTGAAACAAAGATTAAAAGAGAGGAAGAAACAGGTGAAAAACTATCATCACAAGAGAAAAATGACTTTAATGATGAAGAGGGTGATGATTTATTATCTCAACTTGAAAGTTTAGGTGAAAAAGTAGATGAAAATGACTGGGAACTTATACACACAGAGAAAGTAGAAGATACAGAAGCAGAATTTGACTTTACTAAACTTGCAGAAGTGTCAAAAGATGATGCTAAACCTAATAAGGTGTCTTCACAAGACAATTCAACATATAAGGTTAGATATTCTTATGGTCCTGTAAGAAATTCAGCTAATAGCAGACGTTTTTGTCAAAGAATGGAGCTATTAACAGGTCAAAATCTTGTATTTAGAAAAGAAGATATAAATATGATGTCTTTTAGAGGTATAAATAAAGAATTAGGTCATAAAGGACAGAACTATTCATTATTTAAGTATAAAGGCGGTGTAAATTGTCATCACTATTGGGAATTAAAGGTGTATAAGAAGAAGGTTTCTGATAATAACCTGGTTAGTGAACAAGAAGCAATAAAAGATGGCTTAAAAGAGCCTAAAAACGCTCCAGAGGTCGAAATTGCACCAAAAGATATGGCAAACAGAGGACATCATCCAAATTATAAAAAATGAAAGCATTATTTATTACATTAGAAGAACTAAAAAGAAAATCCATCATAGATGGTAATGTAGATACTGATAAACTCATACAGTTTGTAGAAGTAGCTCAAGATACTTATATACAAAATTATTTAGGTACAAGATTTTATGATGCACTACAAACTCAAGTAATAAATAGTACATTATCAAGTGTAAATGAGACATTAATCAATACATATATAAAACCAATGCTTATTTGGTACACACAAGCTACATATTTACCTTATGCTGCTTATCAAATATCAAATGGAGGTATATATAAACATAATAGCGAAAATGCAACTTCTGTTTCAGAGAGTGAAATAACAAAACTAACTAAACATGCTACAGAGACAGCAGATTTTTATGCTAAAAGATTTATTGATTACATGGATGATAATTTAGACCTTTATCCTGATTATATAGGAAGTCAAGATGGAGGAATGTATCCAGAGAGAGATGTTAACTTTACTAATTGGGTTTTATGAAAGATAACAAGCAGACATACAAGCCAAAGAAAGAAAACGAATTTAAATTAAGTAGTTATTTAAAAAAGATAAAAGATGTCGTTTGGAAGCGTGTATGATGAGAGCTGGTGGGGAAATGATAATGAATCTAATAATTGGGGAATAATTTATCCA